TACCGTCACCCATTACCAAGAAGTACGACTGGCCGGGGCGCTACACCCCGATGCAGCACCAGATCGACACCGCATCATTCCTGACCCTACACCGCCGCGCCTTCTGCTTCAACGACCCCGGTACGGGTAAGACGTTGTCGGCATTGTGGGCGGCTGACTACCTGATGAAGCGTGGTGAGGTGCGCCGCGTGCTGATCCTGTGCCCCCTGTCGATCATGCACAGCGCGTGGATGCAGGACATCAGCAACTCAGTGATACATCGCAGTGCCATCGTCGCGCACCATCAGCAAGCCTCACGGCGAGTTGAGATGATTCAGCAGGACTACGAGTTCGTCATCACCAACTACGATGGGCTGAACCTGATTGCACGAGAAGTTAAGAACGATGGGCGCTTTGATTTAGTTATTGTTGATGAGGCCAACGCCTACAAGAACCCGCAGACACAGCGGTGGAAGGCACTTGCCTCGATCATCACGCCCGACACTTATCTGTGGATGATGACGGGCACGCCCGCATCGCAGTCGCCAATCGACGCTTACGGTCTGGCCAAGTTGGTCAACCCAACAGGTGTGCCTAAGTTCTACACGGCTTGGCGCGACAAGGTGATGTACAAGGTGACCAACTTCAAGTGGGCGCCTAAGCCGCAAGCGAAGGACATGGTGCACGAGGCACTGCAACCTGCAATACGTTTTACCAAAGACCAGTGCCTTGACCTGCCCCCGGTGATGACGGTGACGCGTGACGTGCCCATGACGCCTCAGCAGAACAAGTACTACCGCATGCTCAAGGAGCAGATGCTCGTCATGGCCGCAGGTGAGACGATCTCAGCGGTCAACGCAGGGGTGGCCGTCAACAAGTTGCTCCAGATCAGTTGCGGTGCGGCATACACCGACGACAAAGAAGTTGTGGTGTTCGACTCGGCCCCGCGCCTGTCGGTGCTCAACGAGATACTGGAGGAGACTGCACGCAAGGTGATCGTCTTTGCTTTGTTCCGCAGTAGCATCGACACGATCAGCGAGTACCTGACCAAGCACGGCGTAGGCAACGCACAGATACATGGCGACGTGTCGGCAACCAAGCGTGCGCAGATCATCAACGACTTCCAGACCACAGACACTGTGCGCGTCCTCGTGCTGCAACCACAGGCTACGGCGCACGGCATCACGCTGACTGCCGCTGATACGGTGGTGTTCTACGGGCCGTTGATGAGCGTTGAGATGTACATGCAGTGCATCGCTCGGGTTGACCGCAAGGGGCAGTCGTCCAACAAGGTCACAGTTGTCCACATCCAGTCCTCCCATATAGAGAAGAAGTTGTTCACAGCGATGTCCACAAAGGTCGATGACCACGCGTTGCTGAGCAAGATGTTCGAGAGCGAGGCGCAAGAAATTTGAAGAAAGGGGGTTGCGTTTGTACGCGTTCCATGTATGATGTCCAATCTTAGACAAATAAGGAGAAGCAGATGAGTGAAGAAGTTGAAGCGCCGTTACCCCTCGACAAGTTAGCGAGGGTGTACCGCAAGATGCAGTCCAAGATACAGGAACTGACTGCCACCTACGAGTCCGAAGTCGAGCGCATCAGGACTCAGCAGGATGCCATCAAGACTGCAATGAAAGACCAAATGTTGTCGCTTGGTGTGAAGACCGTTCGCACCGACGAAGGCACTGTGGTGCTGTCTACCAAGACGCGCTACAACACCCAAGACTGGGACTCGTTCAAGCAATTCGTGGTACAGCATGAAGCCGTGGACTTGCTTGAGCGCAGGATTGCGCAAGGCAACATGGCGCAGTTCCTCGATGAGAACCCCGGTCTTGTTCCCCCTGGGCTGAACTCCATGACGGAGTACGCCATTTCTGTTCGTAAACCAACTCGTTAAGGAGAAGTCCGTGAGTAACATTACTACCTTCAACCCGTCCAATGTCCCGGCGTTTGCCCGTAACCGCACACAAACAAGTTCGCTGTCTAAGGCGCTTGCAGGTGGCGACATGGGGGGCGGCAACCGCATCAGCATCAAAGGCGGCACGTTCCGCTTGATCAGCGGTGGCAAGGAGATTGCACAGGTCGAAGAACGCTACCTCGATGTAGTGGTCGTCAACGCCGCGCCCAAGATCGCCCGTGTGTTCTACGCCAAGGCATACGATGGTGACTCGCCTAGCGGCCCTGACTGCTGGTCGCCTGACGGTGAAAAGCCCAGTGCCGATGCTTCCAACAAGCAAGCCGACACGTGCGCTTCGTGCTCTCAGAACATCGCAGGGTCTGGCAACGGCAACAGCCGCGCTTGCCGCTATCAGCAACGTGTTGCTGTGGTGCTTGCCAACAACATGCAGGGCGATGTGCTTCAACTGACTGTCCCGGCTACGTCTATCTTCGGCAAGGAAGATGGTGAGAACCGTCCTCTGCAAGCCTACGCTCGTTGGTTGTCTGCACAGAACATTGAGCCAAGCGAAGTCATCACCCGCATGAAGTTCGATCAGAAGTCAGAAGCGCCCAAGCTGTTCTTCAAGGCTATGCGTTGGCTGACTGATGACGAGCACGAGATCGCGGCCAAGCAAGGCGACAGCGCCGATGCGCGCAAAGCCATCACCATGACGGTGGCTAAGATGGACAACGTGCCTAGCGTTGCGGCCCCGGCTCAGCTTGAAGGTTCACGCCCGACAGCCAAAAGCAAGAAGGAGAAACCCGAGGTTGTTGAGGTGGCGGCTGACGATGAGGAACCGTCTGTGCGTAAGGAAGAGAAAAAACCTAACGCAGTGCCTGCCAAGAATTCCAATGTTGCCAAGGCTGTGGCAGAGTGGGATGACGAGTAATTGCACGGGGCTTCGGCCCCTTTTTTAACATGCCCTACTCAACTAAAACCGTAGCCACTGTCAAGAACGCGCCCAAAACTTTGGGCAACCGACTTGGCAGGTGGGCGGTGCACCTCGACTTCCCCGTTGCTCGAATCGCTTACATCACTGGCGTGTCGCGCCAGACCGTGTACAACTGGTTCAATGGTGGGGAAGTCTTTGTTGCTTACCGTCCTCCCGTTGAAGCACTGCTCAAGTTGCTTCAGTCATCAACAACAAATGAAGAAGCGTGGATCAAAGCATGCAAGGCATTCAATATTCAAGCCTGAGCGACGAGGAATTCGAGCGCATGGTCTACATGACCCTTGGTAACGCAGGAGCATTGCCACCAGAAGTTGCCAAAGAACTGGCCTACCGCACCGCCAACAACGGGCGCGACCAAGAGCACAACGCCGCTGCCAACAACCCGAACCAACTCAACCTGCCCTTAGACCAGTAACCCCGAAGGACGTTTATGACCCCGCTTGAGTTTCTAGCGGTGGTTCTGCCGTCGCCGGGTCACGGGTACTACTGCGCGGTTGAACTCACAACAAAGAGGAAGGAGCACGTTTATGAAGAAGCAATGGAGGCATTGCAACCCGCCGTAGACAAGTGGGACGGCAAAGATCGTGACATCTATTTCGCGCTTGCCACCTATGCGGAGAAGGGTAGCCGGGAAGCCGTCAACACCAAGTACCTCAAGTCCTTGTTCATCGACATGGACGGGTACGAGTCGAAGAAAGCCGCCGCGCTTGCGCTAAACACATTCCTGGCTGAGACAGGGCTTGCCGCGCTCGGTGATCCTTGGCTTGTGTCTTCGGGTGGAGGCATTCACGCGTACTGGCCATTGACCGCTGAGGTTGAGACGGCCAAGTGGAAACCTGTTGCTGAGAACTTCAAGCGCCTGTGCAAGCACAAAGGGCTGAGCATCGACATGACGGTGACAGCGGATGCGGCACGGGTGCTGAGGTATCTCGGTACGCGCAACCACAAGAAGGAGTACGGCACACCGCGTGAGGTTAAGTTACTGCTGCCGGGAGGCAGCTTCAACTTTGAAGAGATAGCTGCACAGATTCAGTCACAACTCCCCACCGCGCAAGTAGTGCCGCTCACCGTGCCGTTGGCGGGTACGCGGCCCAAGCGTGTAGGGACAACACCTGCGGTCAAGCTCGTCGAGAACAGTACCACGCTGTTTCAGAACATCGTGGACAAAACCAATGCTGGCTCGGGCTGTGGTCAGCTTAAGAGCTACATGGAGCGCCCGTCTGAGGACGGGTTGGAGCCGATCTGGCGTGGGCTTCTGTCGTGGACTAAGGTGTGCGCCGATGGCGAGGAGTGGTCGAAGACCCTCAGCGACATGCACCCCTACGACGAGCAACGCATGCTCACCAAACTTCGTGAGATCAAGGGGCCGTACCCCTGCACGAAGATGGACAGCGAGAACCCCGGCCTTTGCACAAGTTGCCCCCACTGGGGCAAGGTCACTAACCCATTAGTATTTGGCCGCGTACTGCTCACGGACAACACCGAGAAAGTTATCTCGACGCCAGAGCCAGCGTCCACATTTGAGGATGAGTTCGATCAAGACTTTGAAGACAACGCGCATGAGCCTGTACTTTCTGTCGTACGTCCCAAGCCACCCAAAGGATTCAGCTACGGAGTCAAAGGCGGCGTCTACTGCGAAAAGGAAGAGAAAGACGCCCAAGGAAACAAAATCACGCGTTCAGTTGAGATACTGCCCTATGACTTGTTTGTGGTTGACGTTCTAAAACAAGAGGTTGATCACCAAGTGCACTTGGTTGCCGTGCGCAACGGTGTGCCGATGACCATCATCATGCCGCAGAAGGCCGTCGTCAGTAAGGACGAAACCGTCAAGTGGCTGGCTTCGCAGAACATCATCGCGTCCTATGGCTCGGGTAATGACGCCAACTTGTTTGCCTACATCCGGGCATGCGTGGCTGAAGCGTCTTTGCGCAAACCTATTGATGTGCCAACGCAGATGGGTTGGCAAGAGGATGGGTCGTTCGTACTGAATCACCGCGTCTTGTACAAAGACGGCACAGAGAAGCTCATCCCCATGCCGGGGCTTGAGAACCTCAACCGCAACACCATCACCAAAGGCAACATCAACGGGTGGCGCAAGGTATGGAACGTGTTCATCAAACGCGAGATGCACACGCTCTTGGCAGTATCCGCAGATACGTTCGGCTCTACGCTGATGCGCTTCACGGAACAACAAGGCTTTGTCTGGCACATCGGCGCACGCAAGTCGGGTACTGGTAAGTCGCTGACACTGAGTGCCAAGGCGGGTGTGTGGGGACACCCCGTGCGCTACAGAACGGGCAAAGGCACATCCCCGGTAGCCATGCAACAACGTGCAGGTCTGCTCAACTGTCTGCCTTTGCTGATTGACGAGATCACGGCGACTCAACGCGCCAACATGGAGTGGGCGCCTGCTTTCATCTTTGATCTCTCCGAAGGCCAGGGCAAGGAGCGCATGGAGTCCGGCGCTAACAAGGAGCGCATCAACAACTCCACGTGGGGTCTGACTTGCACGATGACTTCCAACACCATCCTGACCGACTACATGTCAGGAGCGCGGCTTCACAGTTCCAACGGCGAGTTGTTGCGCATGCTGGAGTGGACGCCTAACGAGCCGCTTCAGTGGAACGCTGAGGAGCGTGAGACGCTCAAGTTGCTCAACAAGCACTACGGTGTAGCAGGTGAGATGTGGGTGCGGTGGCTTGTCCAGAACCAAGATTTGGCTAGGGACATGGTTGCTAAGGTGCAGGTCAAACTGGCTGAGGACTTCAAGTTCACCGACGACGAGCGTTATTGGTTAGCGGCATGTGCCACTACGGTGGCGGCGGCTATTCTGTTGGGCGACAAGTACGCCGGGATCATTAATCTCCCGATCAAGGGCATCGTACAGGCGCTCAAGGAGATCGTTCAGAAAGCGCGGTCTAACTTCAAGCAGAACGCTACTAGCGCCGAGGACGTGCTCAACGCCTACACCCGTGACAACTACGGCGGCTTCATCGTTATCCGCAAGGCTGAGGGTAAGTTGCTTGCGTCCTGGGGCGATGGCGAGACGGTGGATAAATCGATCACCCGGTCTAAGGTACTTGGGCGCGTGGAGCACGGGCTACTTCAGCCGGGGTTTGTTGAGTACTACATCGAGGAGCAACTGCTCAAACGCCACTGTGTTGCCATGAGCTATGGCTACGACGAGTTCAAAGAGCAGATGGTCAACAAGTTCTTGGCCACCTTCGTCAAGAAAGACATGATGTCCAAGACCAACGGCCCATCAATGCGGGTGAACGCCATCCATATCCGCAGACCTGTTGAGGATCACGAGAGTGCGCTGTCCGTGGAAACACCTGCGCCCCGGTAACGGGTTCTTCGTGCCCTCACTTGATCCGATGAAGACGCGGGAGCTTTTGCTCAGGGAGTCTATTAAGTACAAACTCCCGGTCCGCGCCTCCATCGGGGTCAAGAAAGGTCTGCTTGGAGTTTGGTTTTATCTGACGCATCTCTGACCATAGCGGCCAACTTGATCTTGTACTGGCGTACCCGATCAAGGAATTCCCGCTTCTCATCAGGCGTCTTGGAGGATGCCCGGATGGCGGCTTCAAGCTGCGTCAACTGCCCCATCTCCTGACGGTAGTAGCCTTCCAACTCTGCACGAACGTAGTCACTCTTGCGTTCCTCCATGAGCGCCCTGGCCTGGGCGATCTCACCTCGGTTGATCAACTCCGTGACTGTGCGCTGAGTCTTGCGTGCTTCGTCTAGCGTGTCATAGGTATTGTTGATGATCCACCCCGCATCGTTAGGTTGGAACAGTGCGCCGACCACAGGCATCTGCGACATGCGCTTGGTTGCTTTCTCCGGGCCTTCCTTCGGCGTGATCGGCAAGCTGGCGATCTGCAAGGTAGCCAGACCCAAACCTGCAAAGTAACCCCGCACCGCTTCCTCGAACATGATCGGGCTGATACCCGTAGCCCCGCCAAACAACTTGGCAAGCTCAGTCGTGTTGTCGCGGTACTGCTGCTCAGGCAGAAGTTCCTGCTCTCTCTTGGACAGGATGCTGCGCCCTTGGAAGAAGCTGTAGTTGGCGCCGATCTGCACGGGTGTGGCGATTGCCTGTGGCACGAACCAGTTGCTCGCACCGGGGATAACGTTGCGCAGCACAGCCAACATCGCTCCCTTGGCTTCGTCTGCCGCTGCGGCGGTCTTAGCCACCAATCTGTTGTACAGCGCCTCGGGCAGCGCCTTGAAGATGTAGCCCGGCTCAAAGGGAATTGGGATACGCAGCGGCTCTTCGACTCCGGGGATGCGCACAAACCAGTTGAAGTACTTCTGCTCCGGCGTAGCGTTCTTGTACGCCTCGTCGCCCTGCATATGGTGTGCGTAGGCCAGAGAGATGGCGATCATCATGGTGGCGCGGGTGATCAGCTTCTCCTTGATCCGCGCCCGATCAGACGGGCTGAGTTGGCCGAACATCGCCTTGTACAGCACGTTGATACCCTGAATCTGCGCATTGAAGAAGGGGTACAGCGCGTTGGCGGCGTGCACGCTTGGAGAAGCGCCGCGCTTGTTGAAGTTCATCGACTCCAGCGCAAGCAGTGTGGCCTCCATCTGGGACATGCCCTGCTTGATGTAGCTGTTGTACTGAGAGCGCCGGGTGGCCGCATCAACCTCAGCGGCTGAGGCTTCAAGACCTGCAAGCAAGCGAGTGGCGTTGACGCCACCCTTGGCGATCTCGCGCATGATCTTGCTGATGTCTTCCGCAGTTCCCGTGAAGACCTGACCCCCAGTAATGCCG